GTTAAACCTGATGTTATTAAACTCATCTACGCTTTGATTGTTGTTGCTGCTTTTTTATTTCTTTTTCTTTTTCCTTATTGAGGTCCACAAGGTAACTGAGATGATTGAGAGCCCCAATAAGGGTGAGATTAACCACATTATCAATCTGCCAAACTTTGTTTTCTGCGAGTGAACTAATTGCGTGATACCATCCCCAATGATCATTAAAGCTATTCTTATCTTCATGATCCTCCATAACAACCTGCTCTTGGAATAAAGCTGGGTAAGACTTTGCGACGCCTCGGCTAAATTCGCTAAAAAAAAAAGTGCTGACTCTACATGCTTCACCTCTAAATCTTTAAATGCTTCAATACGAGCTTTGAAATCTGACACACCATATTCAACACCCTCTTCACAATACATGTATGCTGCAAGTTCGTTCAGGTTTAATATTCTATACTTCTCATCTTTTCTTAGGAAGGTATCAATATCCACAAACTGACCAAAAGATATTCTGTTAACATCTACCAATAAGTATTTGATACCCTTGTGTTCAAATGAACTATGTAGTTTTTTATTCTGGTGTAACATTATTTGTTGGACAGCATCTCCAATCCTTATAATGTCTGCGGCATTGTGTGATAAGATCTCATCACGAGACATACCAGTGAACTCTTCAAGTATCTTGTAATACATTTCTTCTTCGTCAAGAATGTCCTTATATTTCATCACATTACTCCAATCTGTAATAGTTGGTTCTTTCACCTCATAACTCTTTCCGTCAAATTCAATTTTGTTTTTCATAGTTCTAATTATAAATATATTTTTATTTGTTTCTCACTTTTACATTACATAAACTCCTGTGTTCCTCATCATCTTCATTTGAAGAACATAACGGATAGCATCAAGTATGTGGTTATTTCTATCTTCAGGTTCATCAAGTATATTTCCGTTCTTGTCTATTTTCCATACATATGAATTAACCTCGTCAATTAAATTCTTTGAGTGAGCTTCAATAAAAAAGTTTGATCTCTTTATCTGATCTATTCCTGATAGTATGGTATCCTTCTTTACAGGTTTTGCATTGATACCTGATCGGGACATTTCTGATATGGCTTGGGGTGCTGCTGAGTCCACAATGAAATCATCTGTTAAATTGATTTTAAGGTCCTTAATTTTATAGATAAAGTCAGAGATGGTAGTATTCCTCAGATACAATAATTCCTTACAATAAATGGAATCTCCGTCCTTATAAACAGCAACCAATGTGTTTGGATCATTGTATCCTATATCACATCCATAACCTAATAACTTTGCTGATGGTGGTAGTTCAGAATAATATTGTTGATGATTAAATACAACTCTTGTGGGGGTGCCTCTTTGTCCCTCACCAAAAACTTTCCAAATCGCAGCATCTCTATACTTTAACTTTTCAATCTCATCAATAAGTGATTGTTCTAAGAAGGGATTATCTTTATAAGTTACTATGGTATAGAATACATCAGGTTCATTTTCCAAATCATATATCCATGATTTCCATAACGATGGGTTAAAGTCCAATATGATTCTACCTGAGGTTCTTAATACCAATTGAATATACTCATCATAAGATACTTCTGTTGCTTCGTTGATAAATAAGTAATCTCTCTTTCTTCCTCGTAGTTTTGTTTCATCATCAACTGAGAACCATTCAATCATGTTTGTCCCCAACTCATAATACCCATCTACTGAGTGCCACTTGTTGGCATCATAAACACCAAAGTCAATTAAGATCTGTTTGAGATCTCTTAGGACCGACCCTTTAAGTGCCGGTAATGTCTTTCTTACAATGGATAATACTTTATTCTCTTCTTGTAATAAAACATACACCCAATAGATCAAGATGTTGTATGTCTTTGATGCTCTACTTGACCCTTGAAAACAACAGATTCTTTTATCCGTTGTTATAAGGTCCTGAAATACTCGTGTTGTTTGAATTTTCAAGTTGTTGCTTTTCGTGTGCTTCTTTTAATAGTCGGTTAAACTCTGCTGTGATTCTTTTCTGTTCACCTTTTATTCTTTCGTTTCTGGCGTTAACTCTTTTGCGATGTTCTTTCTCTCCACCTCTCTTGTGTGATTTTGGCATAATATATCTGTTTTATAGATTTGATTTATCATCTCTATTAGTTGTTATTATTTCAATTTGAATTGAAGGTTTATTTAATGACTCTTCATTTGTGGTTATATCAATTTGTTCTTTAACCTTTCCCCATCCTCTATCAAGTAATAGTTGTGATGCTTTAACATTCCCTGCCTTTGCTTGTTTCTTTAATGCTTCAAGGATCTGTTCTGCTTCTGTCTTACCCTCCTCATTTTCCTTACCTAATACCTTTGTGAGTATTTCCTTCAGGTCAGGCATCTTAGGTCTGCCAGGTCCACCAGGATTCCCTTTCTTGAATGGAATAAGACCACTTGTGTTCTTTCCTTTCTTCTTTGGTTTTTCTTCTTCTGAACTCGTTTTCATCTCGTTTTGTTTTATGCTAATTTCTCTTGTAGTTTATCCAACTTCTCACTCATAACTTTCCTACACACTGTATCACAATATCCTACAAGTTGTTCTTTGAAGTGTTCTAAAACGAATGATATAAACCATTCCATTTGATCAGGATTCTGTGTGATCAGATAGTCCCTTGCTCTGTCAATGTCCTCTTGTGTGTATGTTATAATTTGATTACTGATTACATTGATCTCACCTACTGATTCATATTTTATTTTTGGTGATGCTGGTTTTTGTTTGCAGTTACACATGTCTTTTTTTGTTTAATTCTTTTCTAACTTTATTGATATCTCTTGATACACTATTAATTGGGATTGTAGTTTTCTGTGATAGTTTTGTGATGCTACACCCCAATTCAATATAGAGTTCAAAGAGCCTACCATAATACCAGTCAGATGTTTTTTTCATTTCATCTAAATGTTTATTTACCCATTCCAAATTTACTTCAGGTTCTTCGTATTGTAAATCAGGAAAGTCGTAATCATATATCTCACTGGCTTTGAACCTGTGGTATTGATAATAATACTTTGATGTCTTTGAGTGGAATTGATTTCTGACTAACCTTGAGAAGAAATATAATCTTTGTTGATCAGGAACATCAGCAAACTTTTTGTTGATTAGTATTTGTTCTATGCAGATTTGGAATAGGTCATCAATGTCATCCAATCTTGAAATACTCTTACATATTTTTTTAAGTTCATCAATATTTTCTGTTATCCAAATATTAATCAAGATCGTATCTATTGTGGTTTTATCCATCAATATTATTTATTCCTTTGTAGATAACACGAGGATAATAATCTTCTTCAATCCATGAGTTGTTTAACTTTTGAATAAACTTGTTGTTGGCTAATGCAATGATATGATCCCTTACTGAGAAAGGAGATACCTTGAAATCTAATAATTCATATATCTCTGTGTTGGTAAGAATTGAATAACCTGTTCCGTTCTTTTCAATGTCTTCCATTAGAATATTATAAATCATTCTTTGTCTTGGGTTTGTTATTGTTTTCATTATTATGTCTTTTTATAAATATAGTATAGGTAGGTATATGTATCAATAGTATTAAATAAAAAAACCCCACACATAAGAATAAGGTGGGGTGAGATGCTTTAAAAAAAAAATCTAAATGACAGAGTAATAATGGTGTAGCATCTACTTGAATTATAAATATCTTTTAATCTTCATAAATTAAATCATTCAATCTCTTTCTTGTTCGTGTCATTATGTCAGCTCTTTCAAACTGTTCTGACTCAACTGAAATTGAAATCTGTTCTGTTAATATTTTTAAATACAAATAAATCATTTCTGGATTAACCATTAAGTTCTTTTCATAGTATTGAATTACAATATCTACTATTCCTTCTTTGTCTTCATCTGATAATGTAAAATAATCATTTACTGGTATATCATATTTTGTTCTAAGTAATTCTTGAAATCTATCCATTTGCTATATTGCTTATACTAGTATTAAATATAAAATCAAGGTTAGAGAGTTTACCCCCCCTTTCCCCCCCATGAAAGATCATGAGAAGTGAAAGGAGTATCAAGGACACACTGTTGTTTGGTTTACCCCCCATTCATCCAACAGAGCAGGGATTTAAAAATAAATCTCTTCAATAAATATAAACAAAAAGAAAAAAAGTTCCAAGTGGTTTTTTTAACTTTTTAGATTATTTATTATTTATGAAACCAACAGAGATACACTTATACGGAATAGATGAAGATGGAATGAAGTTATGCAAACAATGTAAACAAAGAAAGAAGGTAGAACATTATTATAGAAGTAAGATCTACCTTGATGGATACATGTATCGCTGCAAGATCTGTTACTTAGATAAAGATAGTAGATTGAGTAGAGATGAGACAAGGAAACTAAAATATCAATTAGAGACCCAAAAATCGTCTCAAATGGCAAAGATGACTGTATGTTCCAAAGAAGATTATAGATTGATGTATGAGTTCCTAAACAGTATTGGATACGATCCTGAGAAGAACATAGCGAAGCAGTTTGCTGAGAAGTGGGGAGTTACCTATAAAGACAGGAAACCAAAGGACCAGTCCTATTACTTATCTGATGGATCTAAGAACCCATTACATAGAACAGCAACAAAAAAACCCCCAATCATTTAAGACTGAGGGTTTACCACAACAAAACTGGACTATTTTCCTAACATACCTGAGAGTATGGTTAATGCTACTATGATTCCGAGAACCGTCACCCATGTTGGTGTTTCTTTCTTTTCTTTGATCTGACCATCAGGTGTTGTGAGAACTGTTGATAGACCGTCAATTAACTTCTGTAAGTGTTCATTTGCGTTCTGAACTTCTACCCATGTGTCAAACGCTCCTAACTTTCTTCTAACCTCAATGTTGATTTCAGTTCTTGTTTCTGAGATCTGAGTTAAATTGATGTCAATGTATACACCAAGAGATAAAAACTCTGAAGCTTCAAATGTATACTGATTGAACATTGGGTTTTCTTTCTCCAACTTATACTTCTTATACACTTGGGAGATCTTCTTGATACCGGTCTTTACTTGATCGATTGAGAAATCAATTACAACTTTTTTAGTTGGGTTTGAGATTGCACCTATCATAAAAATTTTTGTTCAGATTATATCCTGTCCCCGAGTTTTGTTGTTGTTAAAATATAAAATTAATAAGATTGACTTAGTTCATAAAAAACTCCACCATCTTCATAGTGTGTGTGTTCTTCGTAATCAGTTGACAATATGTCAATAATTGATTTATCAGGATCTTGACCTTTTAACTCACATACCTCCTGATATAATTCAATTATTTCATCAGCACCTAATTCTTCGGTGTCGTTACTGATATACTCTCTTGCAACTTCTGAAACATCCCAACCACTTAAATTAAGTAGATTTTCACTTACGATTAAAGTTTGACCTTTTGTCTTGGTATATCCTGATAAATCAACACTATCATTTTTTACAAAAACTTTTCTACTAATGTATAAATCGTATCCCATTTTGTTTTATGTTCAGTAATCCTGTCCCCGAGTTTTGTTGTTGTTAAAATGTAAAATTAAATTAGTTTTCTGATTCTACCAAATTTTTTTTCTTGGTTTTTCTTGTCTTGATTATTTTTACTAATCTTTCCCAATTGTAGAGGTAACAATAATAAGTTCCAATTAATCCTTGTTTATCCCTTAATTCAAACCAAACATAATGTTCACCTATTTCTACATCTGATAAGTCATAATTCATATTCCCATGTAAGAACCATCTGTCTGACCGCCATTTTCCAGAATTCCCAAAGGGTTTAGTTTCAAAACAAGGTAAATCGTGTTCGATAAAAACTGTCATTTTCATAGTGTGTTTGTTTTTACAAAGTTACTGAATTTTCTGATCCTACCAAATTTTTATACTTGATGGTATTTAATATATCTTTACATAAGAGTTGTGCTCCAACTTTAACACCACGCCAATGTTGTTCCCCATACACTATTTCTTCATCAGTATATTTTCCTGAGTAATACTCTTGAATATAGGACTCACAACCTTTTTCAATTTCTGAAAGTAATTCTGTTAATTCTTGTTCTGTGATATTCAATTTCATAGTGTGTTTGTTTTTACAAAGATAAGGAAAAATTAGTTACCACCGTGTAAATAACACTTGGAATTTAAACTCAAAGTTAAGTTCTTACAACGAGTTCCTGATTGAGTGTTAGACACACATTGAACCGATACAGTTCTCTTATTACTGGCAGTGTTGGTTGTAGTTCCACTTGGTGTAACAAGATCAGATTTTGAACAAGATACAATTGTGATTGAGGTGATCACGACCATTAAGATTTTTTTCATGTTTTGTTGTTTTGAATTGTGAGACACAAAGATATAATGTTATAAATTACCAGCCAAATTTTTTTTATAGTTTCTTATAATAGATTTTGTTTGAGCATAACTCACACCAGAATCTTTTGAGATCTGACTTGCTGACATACCCCTTTTATGATTTTCAATAATCAAATCATCGGAATAACCCACAACCCTTCTACACTTATCCATATGATGTTGTCTCATGTTACACAAAGGACCTACTGTATTGCAATTAGGACACATTGTAGGGACTTTTGACATCTCACGGGTATAATCTGTCATATTTAATTTACCTACCGTAGAACCGAGTCTTTTACCCCTTGTTTTTAATTTCTCCTTATCACACAACAACCTGTCAGTTTGAGCCATTCCCGTCATCATCATTTGGATCTTACCATCTGATAACTTACCAAACTTTGTTTTGTTCACATCATCCAATATTTCCTGTAATGTTTTCATAAAATTATTTTAAGTATTCTGATTCCCAAATAAATTGATAGTCCTCTTTGTTATTGATGTAATCTTCACACATCATCTTTGCAGTTCTGATAGACTTTGTTTTCATGTTATCCCAATTCTCATACATGAAGATACAACATTCTTCTTTGATCTTCTTTGGAACTTTTACAACAGGAGGAACAACATTAAGAATAACATCAGCAATCCAACCCCATTGAACTTTAGGTTCTAATACGAAATCATATACACGACAACGGTTACGGATTGCGTTAAGGTGGATCATACGATCCTTAACCTTCTTACCATTAACCTCATCATCATAAGGTAATCTTTCATTCGCAGTGAATACGAATACCATCTTGTTTGTAGGAACAACGAAACCAGTAGTCCCCTCAACAATGTGGTGTTGGATTGCTCTTTGTTGTAACTCATCTAATTGAGAGATAAGACCACCTAACATTTTCTGGTAGTGGAATTGACGGTTACCTTCCAAGATATTCTTAATGATGTTGATGTTAGATGTATCCTTTAAGATCTCATTACAGTCATCAACTGATACAACTGTTACTTGATCAGGACACATATAGTTGATCAATGCAAGTTGAACACCAAAGGCGAACATGGATACATTACCTGAGATGGTAACATAGTTGATACCGTTCTTAGACATCGCATCGTTAACAGTATGGGTCTTACCCAAACCAGGAACTGAATAGATATACGAGTGATTGTATTCATCGTTGGTATCAAAGTTAGAAATCTTATTACCAAGAATAGATAATCTCTTACGAGATTTAGAACCTACTTCTAAAAACTTGATCATGTCGGGGGTAAATGTGTTTGTTGTCATAGTTGTCATTTGTTTCACAAAGATAGGGATTATGTGTGAGATGCAGAAATCTTTTTTTGTTTTTTTATAATTGGTTCTAAACCGTTAACTGTCAGATTAGTAATTTCTGACATATCTTTATAGGACATTCCTGATCTATAGAGTTCGTATATTTTGGAATCATCCATTCCTTGAGGTCTAACACACTTCTCAAAATGAACTCTCATCATACTTCTTTTAGGACCACTACATCCACAATTTGGACAGGTAACGATAACTGATGAATTTTCTCTTCCAAGATCTCCATAGTTTTTCATATTCTCCAATCTCTTAGTTTTGAACTCTTCTGTCTGTTTTAGATTAGCGATCCTACTAATATTTTTTGTAGTCGCATATCTACTAACAGACACATCTGTCAATAAGTCTTGCAGGTTTTTCATAGGGCAAAGATACAACTTTTATTTTAAGTATTGAGAATTAGTTTTCTCCATTTCCATCATACGCTCGTAGATTTCTACCACTTGTTCTTTGGATAACATTAACACCATATCTTGTGATGTCTTCTTTGTATTGCTTTGACCGTTAACTTCTACATACATTACATTCTCATCAATGGTATCACAATAAGTGTATTGTAATGTGTAGATTTCATTAACACCAAAAAATGTTGTCTTTTTCATAGTCGTTGTTTTAATTGTGAAGAGCTAAGATACGGAGATATAACGAACCTACAAAATAAAAGTTATCCACATTCGTAGATCAATTCACAATTGGTTGATACCCAGTCTTCTGAGAATCCGATATGTTTTGAACTTTCTGAC